TATAACATTGATAGTGAGCTTGAAAGTTATAATGCAAAATCTTCCAACAAACTAAAACCAAAGAAAACCATATTTGAGGTAACGATATGATGTTAAAAATAAACCAAGAAGAAAAAGAAGTCTTGAAATATATTTTTAAAAGTCGCTATGTAAGGGAATTGCCACCTGCTATCAAAAATGTCGCATTAGACATCAAGAAAGCAATGGACAATCCTACAAGAGTAACTGAACAAGAATATGTTGGACTGAATCCAACTTGGAAACATTGCGAAAATTGTGACGATTAAGTAATATGATTATCGCCAAATTACATCAATGCGTTTATAACGCAATAGTATCGCTTTGTCTTAAATACAAAAACAATGGAGAGGAAATGTACTACAATACAACAAACGAAACAGGTATTTCACTTAAAACTAATTTTGAAAAAGCTGATAATCAAACACGATTAACATTAGCAGTTTTTCAAACATATCCTAATGATAATCTATCTGCAAATGATGTCTGGTCTTTTCTAATTGACAATGAGTCAATCAATGAACAAACACCATTAACATCTATACGCAGAGCAATTACTGATTTAACCAATCAAGATAGACTTGTTAAAACAGATAAAAAGGTATTAGGATCAGCAGGAAGAAAAACATACACTTGGAGATTAAAATAATGGCTTACGAACACAAAGAAAATAAAGGATCACTTTTCACTAATGAAAAGAAAGATAAAGATACACACCCAGATTATACTGGACAAATTAATGTAGCAGGTACATTATACAATATATCTGCTTGGAGCAATAAAAGTAAATCAGGAAAAAGTTACTATGGTTTACAAGTTTCTATTCCTAAGGTAAAATCAGACGATTTACCATTTTAACAAATTAGGGCAACATTTTAAAACAACAATAACAATTATGGCATTGTAAGGAGTGTCGCAGGTAACCAATCCTGTCTTATCCTTTGTTAATGTTCTGAATAAGATTATTGTTTTTCAAATACGGTTGGCTACTGGTTGCCCTAAAAATTGGCAAGATGACATTACACGATAAGCGAAAGCAAATATATGAAAAACGAGCATCACTCTCTTGCCATAAAAAATTATGATAAATAAAAAAATAGCAAAACGATACAAGGATTTATTAAAAACTCTCAAAGAAGAGAATGATAATATTCAAGAACGAGTAAAACGCACTAATAAAATCAGAGAAAACTTAATTTTGCGTAGTTTGGAGGATAAGGAGGATTTATGAAAACATTAGAATTGTTTGCAGGAAGTAGAAGTTTTACAAAAGTTGCACAACAACACGGATTTAAAACTTACACAACAGATAATCAAGATTTCAACAAAATAGATCAAGTATGCGATATATTTGATTTTAATATAGATAAAGCCATTGATAGTCTTGGTGGTAAACCTAATGTAATATGGGCAAGTCCACCCTGCACTACATTTTCTATTGCAAGTTGTTATTATCATTGGAATAAAGATAGAACACCAAAAACCGAAAGATGTAAGGAAGGTATCAGAATCATAGAAAAAACTATCGAAATTATAAAAGAAATAAAACCAATGTTTTATTTTATAGAAAATCCAAGAGGATTATTAAGAAAGCAAGAAATGATGAATGAGTTTCCAAGACATACCATTACTTATTGTTCTTATGGAGATGATAGAATGAAACCAACTGACATTTGGACAAACTTGAAATGGAAACCAAAATCTATGTGCAAAAACGGAAATAGGGAATGTCATCATCAACCTGCACCAAGAGGTAGTAGCACTGGAACGCAAGGATTGAAAGGATCATACGAAAGAAGTCAAATTCCACCAAATTTGTTTGAAGAATTGTTTCAACAGATGGGTAATGCACAATTAAATGCTTTATTGCAATTATTTGTAGAAGAAAATACCAATAATGCTAAATAACGCACTATTTTCGGTGTTCATACCACTTTGTTTTATCTCGCTTATGATTACCTATTAAAAGGCGTTTTGTGGTCATAGAGAGGTATTTTAAAGAGAAAAATTTCTTATAATTGTTCTTCAATGTTGATTTCAACACGATACACATTATAAGCTGTTTCTGATACTGGTAATTTGTTATTTACAAAGCGAACTTCAAATCCGTTTGTACTAAAACCATCTTCACTATAAAAAAAAGAAGTCTTTTGACCTTTAACTAAATCAAACAAAGCAACCAGTTTATTTTTATTTGCTTCGCTTATATTTTCATACACAAGTTTTCTTTGTTTTCTTGATGATTCGTGATTAGCAAATGTATATGTTTCGCCACCAAGTGATTTTTTGACTCTTATACCATCATAAACTTTTGATATATCTGTTCCAATGTTTGGATTCTGATCTGGTGAATAACTTCCTGCGTTTGCTCCCCCAATAGATGTTGCGAATTTTACTGATGTGATAGCCATAAGAAAATTTACCTCTTTTTATATTTCTCTCAAAGATACTTTTAAACTTCCTGGACTTCTTGTTAAAGAAGTTACTATAAACTTTTTACCATTAAATGATTCGCCAAATGGTTCTACAATCATATCGGTATGGTCAAATGCACATATATCGCCAACTTCCATTAAAAATAAGAACTTCCACCACTGCTACCTGGATTTATTATTTCGGTATCCACCAACAATTTTGGATTTCCTTCAATCGCATTATAATAATTAGCATAACCATCATTTTTATTTCCAGAACCCATATTGGTACTTGTAATAGTTTTTCCTTCTTGCGTATTGACAATATTTCCATTTAAGATTTCTAATTCTTCTGTTGCAATATTTTCATCACTTTGCACATTATAATCTGTTCTTGGGTTATTCGTTGTATCTGTACACTCAACTTCAAACAATAATTCATCGTTTATAGGATTTCTCTGGTGTTTAATAACTCTTTTTGTTATTAGGTTATCAAAAGCAGTAAGAGATATATTTGTATTTATGATATCGCTTTTGCTTATGGTGTGATTTGTTGCTGGACTATCTACCAGATAAATATATTGAGGACTACCGTCATTTGCTTTAAATCTAAATATGAAGCCACCTTCTTTCTGTGTCTGCTCTAACACTTTTAATAATTCTTTTTGTTTGTGTAGATAATAAAAAACTGTCCAACCACTTCTTGCCGTATTTAATGTAGTAAAGTTTTCAGGAACTCTTGTTATAGAAGCATTGTCACTATGTGTTGCTGCACTTGTTCCGTTTTGTCCTCTTGTGACAGTTAAAGTGTTAGATGAAATACTCGTAATAAGCATTTCTTCGCTATCTATTCTAATTGTATCATTAACAGCAAATACAGATCCATCATCAACATCAACTCCAGTTTCTGAACTATCTAATGCTTCTGCTAATAAGTTAGCTGTTGTTCCGTCTGACTGAAAAACTGACGAAGTTGTTATTCCTGCAAAACGATACATTAAATCTCTGTGCATTTCTGCTACAGTAGTAACTGCACCAGAACTCCAAGACTTATGTAATCCATCTGCACCAGTATATAATTTCTTAATAGAAGTTACTGCATTAGAATTTGCAAGATTGTCTGTATCTGTTATTTTAGTTGTAATCTCTAAATAAAAGTCATATACATTGAATTGTAAAGTTCCAGGAGATTCGGTATCATCTTGTTGTACTGAACCAAACGCTTCAAAAATAATATCAAGACTGTCTGGTATTTGTCCATTAGCACTACTAAAAGTTCCAGTGCTTAATAAGTCAATAGCAGATTCATAAGCAGGAGTTCTATTGCCTGACTCTGTATTAATAGTAATCGTATTGCTTAAACCTCCATAAGTAGACTTAACTCTTAAATTAGCATTAAGGGTTGTACTTGGAGTTTCGTTATAATCTGAAACCCCCCATTTGATATACAACTTACATTCTTGAATTTCGTGTTCTTCTTTTTCTATATCATTAATGCTATATGTAAAGGTTTCGGTGTCGGTAACACTTGAACTGGGAGGAGCAGACAATGTATCCATAGTAACTTTCCAAGTTGCAAATGTGCTATCATCGTTGTCGTAAAAATTTGCAGTATTATTTGGACTTGGATCTGTTGTTGGAGGATCACCTAATATTGTTTTGGTAGCTGCTACACTTATATCTTGTATTGGACGAAATTTATATGACCTATGTAAATCTAACGCTGTAAATAACACATTCTTATTAGAATCAACTGTCCCTTCATAATCGTTTGTTGATGTATTTTGTATATCATCTAATGGAACGAACAATGGAAACCCAGTAGAGCTAAAAGAATCTTTTAAAGGATAGTGTAATCTACCATCAGTAACTGCTTTATGTGCTAAACAATTATATCTTCCATTATTTAATGTATCTACGGTAACTGGAAAGCATTTAGCTGGGCTGTATTGTATGAATTGAGGGCTTGAAACCGTAGAGGTTATCGGTGTACCCTCTCCATAAAATGTAGGAAAAAAATTACCAGCAAGACTTGTATATTCGGGAATTTTTAAAAAGTCTATCGGTGTTCTTGCTGATATTTCTATACTTACAACATCTTGATTTTGTAATTTTACAGATTTTAGTCTACCAGTATAAATAATATTTTCTTCGCCACCAACTCTTGATTTAACAACAACATCTCTATTAATATATTTTCTTGTGCCACCATATATTTCTTCTGCTAATGTATTGCTGTGATTTGCTAATGTTCCATTGACGCAGTTAATACTTATATTTCCTACCTTAGAAGAAGATTCTTTCAAATCAATACTTTCTCTTATTGAAGGTAAAGATGTAATCAATGAATGATATTGCGTAGCACCACTTCCAACTAATGCAGTTGCAAGTCTTATATATTGTGTATTAACAGAACCATCAGTGTAAGTATTATTTCTTAACTCAAAAATCCATTCTTCTTTTATGGTAGAAGTTAAAGCATTCTTATAGTTCGTTGAAGCAGTTAATGGCATTACGCAAGATTTCTTCTGATTGAGTTTTCTATTTCTGGTAGTAAATTATCTCTTACAAATTCTTGTGTGCCAATAACATTACCCATAATATTTACAGTTACTCCAGTACCACCACCTGCGTCACCAAAGTCTGGACTTGATAAAGGTGTGATGTCTACTCGTTCTCTGCCACCAGCGTTATCTCCAACTTTAATAAATTGCTCTCCACCAGTAACGAAAGAACCACCACGAGCAAATGCTGGAGCTTGTTGTTTACTTACTAATGCTATCTGTGCAGCAGAAGAAGCCATCAAAGCAGCCATTGTTAATCTTGCTCTTATAGATGCAGTAGGATCAAATATACTTGCAGCAAATCCATCTGCCATCAATTTATTTCTTGCTGTAATAGTATCAATAATAATTTTTAGAATACTCATTTTTTTCTGCAACTCGAATATTCTTTGTTGTTCTTTTGCGAATTTGGCACGAACATCATCTTCCATTGTTTGTCTTTGCTCCATAGAAGCATTTCTAAACTTATCTGTTTTTCTTAGTGCTTTTAATTCATTGCTTACTCGTTGGTCTAAATTTTGTTTTTGCAAAGATAATATTTTTCCAAAGCCATCTTGGAATAGCTCGACTCTGGCAATCATAGCTTCTTTTTCTTTATCTGTTAGTGAAAAGCGTTCTCTTAATTTATCAAGCAGACTTTGTTCTTCTTTATTTTGCTTTTTCTTTTCTTCTGTAGATTTTTCTTCCAAACCTGCAATTTTTGCTAAAAGAGCAGCATATTCAACAGCTAATTCATTACTAATAATTGCTGAATCTATTTGTTCTTGTATTTGTGCTTTTATATTTTCCAAATTTTTTATAGACGCTAAATCATTTTCTAAAGCCTTGTTATCCAATACAAGTTCATTTACTTTTTGTTGATTTCCTACTTGTGCTGCAGCTATCATACCTGCTTTATTTGATATTATTTTTTCTTCTATTTGTGCTTGAGTCATTGTACCATTTACAAGCTTTAGCTGTTCTGCTCCAATAGCATCAAGAATTATTTTTTTATTTTTTAATTTTGCTGTTAATTCATCTTCGGTTTTTTGTACATCAGTAATAACTCCAGCTTCTTCCATTCTTCTTTTTTCTAACCTGGCGTGGGCTAATTCTAAGTTAGTAGTTTCTACATTCATTTCATTAAGTTGGCGAATTGTAGTTTCAAATGGAGTTTCATTGACTTGTCTTATTGCTTCTCCTATTTTCCTAAAAGATTTAGTTAGTCCTGAAACAACTCCTCTCATATTGAAAAATTCTCCAAGAGCAGCTTTCATTCTTGTAAATGCGTCTGCCATATTGGAAACCATACCAGTCAATGTTCTTGAGAGCTTATCAGTAGCACCTGCAATACCAACAGAAGGATCAAGCAATGTTTCTTCTAATGCTTTTCTAAAATCAGGTAAAGTCATTTTAGATAAATCGTCAATACCTTTTGTATCACGAATAAGTTGCAATATACCTCTTTCACGAAGAATATCTGCTGCTCCTGCACCACCTGCAAATGCTCTACCAAGTGCTGACGCTGCTTCTGTTGCAGTAGTTCCCATAAACGCTGCTAAGTCAGCAGTAGGTTTAATCATTTCTTCTGCATTCGTACCAAATGCTTTTAACGCTGCACCAGCTTCAACAACATCTGTTAATGTAAATGGCGTAGTAGCTGCAACCTGATTGAATGTTCTGAATGCTTTTTCCCCTGCTCTAACAGAGCCGAACATAGAATTTAATCTAACTTTAACAGCTTCAAATTGCATTGCTGTTTGTACAGAACTTCTAATACCTGCTGCCATACCTCCAAATGCAAATGTTACAAGAAGGATTTTATTTCTAATAGAACCAATCATTCTTTGCAATCCAGCAGTAGCAATACGCATTCTGTTAGAAGCTCTTGTAGTTTTTCCTATTGAAGCAGCAAGTTGCTTATTACGCATTCTTAATTGTCTTACCTGCTCTTTAAGTTTTGCAACTTGTGTAGAATTTTTTAGCATAGCAAAGCGATGCTTTTCTTGAGCCATTAATAATTTCTTGGTAGCAGTAACTGCTTTTAGATTTGCGTTGTTAAATTCTCTTTGACTTCTTGCAACAGAACGCTGTTGTTTTGCTAAAATCTTTAGGGAGTTAATTAATTCTTCTGCTCCCTTTGTAGTAAACTCTAATTGTATCTGTAAATTTTTAGCCATTTTTTATATTATTATATTGTTGTGATTGGATATAATTTAACATTTTTTCTACAACATTGC